TGCTGTATCGTTAACAGAACCTGCGGCAGGTGTTTGATTCGTAGCAGCATAACCTCTATGAATCACATAAATTGATGCACTACCACTTGGTGCAGATGCAAATTTTAAAATTCTTGGTTTACTAGCTGCTGTTTCATGAACTGTATAATCAGCAGTAGGTTCTTGCACAACATTGTCAACTACTACTAATAAACCTTCTGCAACAGAACCTGGCACATCAATATCTAAAACTTTAGAATTTGTATGACCATTGTTTGTACCAAGTGCAGAACCTAGAAAATCTTCTTTTTTGAACGAGGGTGCAAGTTGATTAACATATGGTACACCCATATATGATTCATTTGACATTTAAATTTCCTTATGTAACATCTTCTAAAACTGAAGCAACTACATCAACTGTAGCCGCAGAAGCATAAATTTGAACTTTATCATTACCATTTAAAACAATCTTTTGTCCAGATACAACTTTTAATGTTGAACCAACAGGTATAATTGCATTTTTTACAATATGATAACTATTTGTTGAACTACTATCATATACTAAAATGGTTGCAGTAACAGAAGAAGTACCAGTATTTGCAACATCTAATTCAATCAGAATAGAGTTTACTGTGCTACCATTATTTGCAGTATAAATGTCTGTCGGTGAACCTGAACTTGTAGAAACACTTGTTGCAAATGCGTTTTTAAAATTATTAGCCATTGTTTATTTCTTTCCTTATTATCCTAGTGCAATAGAAACTGCGATTGCAAAACCTTCTGTTGCAATATTACCACCTGTTGTTGGAAATGCCAAGTTACCTGACATACTACCACTACCATCAACTATGTTTCCTGTAATTGTAACACCTGTGTTTGTTGCTTGTATTTTTGTTGAATTATTATACTGAATTGTAACACCTGTAGCACCATCTATACTAACACTACCGTCACCATCTATATCAATATTACCATCAACATCTAATTCAAGATTATTGTTTGAATCAATTAATAAATCACCTGTACCGTTATGTGCAACATAACTGTTTGAACCATCATGATACATTTGTAAGTCATCATCTGTACCAAACTTAATTCTTTCACTTGCAACGCCTGTTGAATCGTCAAAGTCAATAACAGTTGGTAATAAGACTGAACTTAAACCTGATTCTAATGCTGTAATTGCTTCGATAACATCTGATACTGCTCCACCATTTATCGTTGATGGTAAGTTTGTAATGTCACCTACATCAGTTGCAAGCTCATTAAATTCTGTTCGCCATTGTTCAAAAGTAAAGGTTGCTGGTGCGTTTCTATCTGCCATTATTCTTTATCCACTAATTTTAGTAAAAGAGATTTTATTTCGTGCATCTCACATTTTAAATTATTTATATCTCTTACACAATCTCTTAATTCGTCTTTTTGTTTTTTAAATGCTTTTGATTTTGCAACTGCGGCTTGATATGCGTTCATATCAGTATTAACAACTCCTCTAGAATTTACATCTCTAGCAAGTTTTGGATAATTTTCTACTTTAAGATATTCACTCATATTATGTTGCCAATGCAATTGCTCTTATGTTTTTGATTCTTGGTGGTTCAGCAGAATTTGTTCCTTGCATACGAATCTTAATTGCAAAAGAAATAAATTCTGGTAAATCATTTGCAGTAAACTCTCTTTCAAGAAAATCATAATAGTTTGCTGATGAGTTTACTGTTGTATCTGGAACACCAGTAGTATTAAAATAATTCCAACCTAATTCATCAAAATCTGAAGCATCATCTGAACGAAGTATTTTATACATTACTTGAATCTCTGCACTACTAAACTTAACTGCATCAAATAAAACTTTAATTGCAGTTGCAGGATTCTTTAATGTAACTTTTCTTGTACAGTAAATTGCTTCGTTCTTATCACCATCTGGTTCTTCAGGGCCGACATACTCATCTGACGGATAGTAATCTGATGAACTATCAACATTGTTTAGTCTGTTTGCAAAACAAATTGCAGTCTTTCTATCTAAATCAACAACTGGTGATAAATTATCTTTAGTTGTCGTCATAGTAAATGTTGAGAAGAATGATTTAGAACCTGCTAACTCATTTGTTTCATTAATTGTTGAACAAACCATTCTTGGATTTTCAAAATAGTAATTATCATTTATTGTAACTATTTCTGCACTTGCAGCTGATGCCAACTGGAATGATGTTTGAGAACCACTAGCTGATGTTGAACTTGTTGTGCGAAGTTTACAAGTTAATGTTGTATCAGGAAATTCCATAGTAGGAACTGCCATTTGAATACCATCAATCTGTGCATTTTCTGTTGCAGTAACACTTGAACCACCAACTGTTCCATCTGATGTTCCAGATGTTGTAGTAGTGATTGAATAATAGTCAATACCAATATTACCTATTGCAGTATGTGTCTTATTAATTTCTGATAAAGGTATTCCTTTAACCATATGCAATTCGACAGTATCACCATTACCATGACTAGCAGTAGTACCAGAACCACTATTGATTGCACTAACAGTTGTTCCTGAAATAGTACCTTGTAAAGTTTCGCTATTAATTTTTAATTCAACTGTTCCACTTGATGGGAAACCAGTTGAACTAGTTAATGTTAATGATGTATCACCTAATGTTACAGCACCATTCAATGTTGTTGAAATGCCTTCAGAAGCTACATTTGCAATCGTAACATTATTTGATGTTGAGTGCATATTATGATCTCTGTGATTTATCTTAACCACATTAGATGTGTTAAATATTCTGACTGGGTTTGTTTCTAATGTTTTAACAGGTAGTGCATCATTTGTTAATGTGATGTTTGCTTGTTTTGTAGTATCAAACTTTGCACGATATAAGTTAAACTTCAAATCTTCTAAATCGTATGCACTCCATGTTGTGTTATTTTGTGATTTAAACAATACACCAAGATATGGTTGTTCTGAAACTAATCTACTACCACCAACATCTAATTCACCCATTCTAGAAATCCATGCAAGATATTTTACTGAATCTGTGAATAATACAATACAATGTTCTACACCATTCTTCACATAGACTGGTTCGTCAAATACAAATGTTGTAGCTACAGTTGCATCATTAGATGTACTAACATCAGCAGGTAATAAAGTTTTAGTTCCGTTTGGAACAACTTTAGTTGTTGGATAACCATTTTGCATTTCACGAATTTGACAAGTAACTGGAATGTTATCATCTTTTTGTGAAAAGAAAATATCAACTTTAGTTAAGAACTCACCACCTTCTTGTTGTGGCATAAATGATTGTGCAAGTGGATCCCACCATCCAACGATTCTATCTCTAGTTACACCTCGTCTTGCTAGGTTTCTTCTTTCAGTAACTCGTCTTACTTCGATTCTTGCATTTCTTGTTGCAATAAGAGATTCTTGAACAGTATTCAAAATACCAGTTGCAGAATAAATTGCTTGTGCAAATGTTTCAGGGTCTGGAACTTGAACATTAGTTTCTGAAGATGTTAATCTAAAGTTTCTTTCACCTGTTCTAAATTTAGGATTACCAGTAACTTTAGGGTCTGGTAATGCAAATGTTCCTGATACTGAACCAGCTGCATCTGTAATCAAACTTCCACCAAGTGAACCACCAGTAGGTGTAACATATGCAGTAATGGCTTGTTTATCAAAGAAAGGATAAACTCTTGTAAGAGGTTTCATACCAGTTGCACTAAATGAGATGTTTGCAGAACGACAGAAAGGTATTAATGCACGAGCGATAATTCTATCACCTAATGATTCATAATCAATTTGAGTAACAAGTGCAGTTTCAATACCTGAACGAGTTCTTCTACCAGTTTGTGTTCCAACACTTCTTTCGATTATTGGTCTAAATGGAACTTGAGGTCTAGCTCTTGCCCAACTTCTTTCAGCAAATCTAGTTGTCTTTGTTGCATGGAATCCAGTCCATTGTGTTTGCCATGCGTTCCAAACTGTTCCAATTGAGTTTCTATTCTCTGCGGCTACAGTATCAAAGTTACCTTCTCTATTGATAATTAAATCAGGAGCTCTTTCAGTTTCAAACCAACTATCACCTGATGGTGTTAGTTTACAAATACCAGTCCATGCAAATGATAAAACTGGGTTTAAGTTTTCAACTCTAGTTGCATAAACTTGTGATGCAGTAATTGTATGTGTATATGGTAATGTTAAAATATCACCAGTCTTTTGATAATTGTCATTTGTTCTATCTGCATCAGATGTATTTTCTTCTGATAGAGAAACACCTTTCATGAAATACTTTGGTCGCATTTCTTTATTTTCCATATCCATTGCAACACGATAGTCAGGGTGTTTAACATCACCAGTATTATGACCTGCACAATTATCAACTAAAAATCCAGACTTGAATCTATCAAGACCATCTGAATCTTGTATCTGTAAAGATTCTGCATCTTTCTCTAAAAGATTTAATGCAGTATAATATTCCATGTTATTGATTCTTGATTCAAGTTTACCAATGTCTTTCATAGTATATCGTTTATTATTATATGTTGTATGAGAGGCATCAGATAATTGAATTACAAATGGATTTAAATTTATTTTTGCTATTGTCATAGCATTGTCTAATGCTTTTGGTGGTTCTGGTTGTTCTTCAGGAGCACCTTGAATAACTTTAAAATCACCTTCTGGTGTTAAGAATAATAAATCAATTCTTGCAAGATAATTTTCAAAATCATATGTAAAACTAGAATTATCTTTTGGAATGTTTATTGTAGAAGAACCAGTTCCTGTATAACTTCTTTTTGCAAAGTTAAATGAATAATCGGTTATAGTATGTGCAGTTTGATTTTGTATTGTAGATGTTGATGCAGTTGTATCAGCAACTCTTGGTCTAAAGTCAACTGTATCTCTTAAATCATATTCACCAGTTGGTTCTGGTGCTTCAGGATCAATACGAGTTGCACTATAAACAGGTATCTCTTTATAGTCAATTGCAGAATAAGAATCTACTGTAAAGAAATCACCAGTACCATGTGAGAAATAATCACATACAATTAATAATCTTCCTATTGGTACAGTTGCAGTTGCTTTTCTTGTTAATCTTGCAATGTCGTAAAAGTTATCCCTTTGTCCTGTATCAAGAACAAAATCATTTGTAATATTTCTAGAACCTTCTGTAAATGTTCCAAGTGTTGCAGTTGCACCACTCTCTGCACCAGTAATTGTTTCAGCAGAACTAAATGCAGTATCATTTAAAGAAATAAAAGTGATTGGTGATGTTGGGTTTATAATTCTTGCAATTGCACCAGATGTACCACCAGTAATCTTTTCACCTTTTGTAAATGTTCCAGTTATTCCT